AATATCAAAATTGTTGATGGTACCAGTAGTTCCTTCAACAATCAGACCATTTTTTACCTTAAAGTCTTTTACGACTGTTGCCATTTTTTATATCTCCTTTTAGTTATGCCTTAAGTCCAATACGTGCGTAACGTACTGTGACTGGCTTAATAGCTGGATCTGGGGTAACAGTAATTGCTACTGTATTGCCAGCCCTAGAGACACTAATGGTTCCCATATTCCCATCGTTGTCTATTGTGCCATATTCGCTAACGGAAACGTCTTCTCCGTCAACCAATAGGGTCAATTCTGTGGCATAGAACTTATTATCTCCTGCTGATGTCTTTGCAATAGAAATAATATATTTGACCATTCTCCATACCGTTGCATCAAAGCTGTCAATAACGGTTGGGTTTTCAATACCTGTGATTGTGTTCTCATTGTTACCAGATGTTCCCAGGTCTGTAGCCTGGCCAGCAACGGTATCAATTAAATCAACATAGTCTTCTTGAGATGGACGATCTCCAGTCTCGAAACGTGTTTTTACATAGGAAATAGAGGTTCTTGCCATGCTCTAATTATACAAGCGTTTATTAAAACAATTAGAGAATATAGTTGCTGTAACCTATAATCTGAAGTCCAATACCTGGAATATTATTTGGTCCATAACCTGGAACTGTAATGTTTGTTAAACGAATTCTAAATGGTAATGTTTCGTTAATGCGAACAATTCTTCTTGATGGAACAATAGAAAATCTAGAATATCTTTTTTCTTCTACTTTTCTTGTAAGATTAGACTTGTCAGTAATTACTGCACTTGCCATTAGTCTGTTACATCCTCAAGAATTATCATTGCACCCTGAGCTACCGTCCAAACAATTTCATCTGCTGGCAAAGAAAGCTGAATGTCAAAGATATCTCCTGTTTCAAGGTCTTGAGTCTGTGCGGCAGTAAGAGATACTGTAAATTCTCCAGCAAGATCGTCTGGGTCTGCTGCTGGAGTAAGTGTAAGTAGCGTTGTTGCAGAGTCTGTCATTACTGGAGGAACAACTGGGGTGTTTGGTCTTTTCATCTTCATGCTGATTGTCCAGTCTGGAATATTTAATGGCTGACGCTCATCATCAGTGACATATACTCTAAATGCAGCAGTATCTCCACGAACGACTGTCCATGTAACTAATGGTGGATTATTTCCAACGGAATAAGATGAAGCAGAACCTCTAACAGTAGCCATAATGTTATTATATCACACTAAGCTAATCCAGCTTTTAGTGCCCCCCAAGTTCCATTACCTTTTGCCTCTACAATGACAAGACCTGTTTCTGCTGCATATGCAACAATACCAACTGCCCCACCAACATCTTGAGTTGTTGTTAGTCCGCCTGATGCACCAGCATATAAAATATCTCCAGCAGTAAAACTAGATGTATTAATATTTTCTAGAATGCCTGATACCACGATGATACCACTATCTCCATTTGGAATATTTGTTTTTGCTAAACCAAGAATAGCCTGCGTTGTTGAAGAGGTGGCTCTGGCAACCGTAGTTTTAGTTGTATAGCCAGTCACGTATACAGGGTCTCCAGCATTTACTGTTACCCCACTGTTATTCAAAACTGCAAGCTGAGAATATGATGCTGATGGAAGAATTGTGTCTATCTTGTTTGCCAGATCTTCCAAATCTCCATGAACATTAACAAAATCAGTTGACTTTGGAAACGGTATCTCATAATTAGTAGTTTTATCAGTTGCCATAAAAATAATTATAACATGACAAAATGACCAAAAAGTGGTATAATTTATCGAACACCCTTAAAAAAGGTGTTTTTGTGCTTTATAGGAGGTGCAGTGTGAAAAAACTTGCAACAGTAAGCACTTTAACGGTAGTTCTTGTGGCATGCTCTTCTGCCGTTGGTTATTCTGACCAATATAATACTAATAAAAATACCCAAATCAATCTTTCAGAAAGAGTGGCTCCGTCTTTTATTGACACTATGATTGAATATAAAAATACCCAAACCATGCTTGAAAAAATAGCTGCAGAAAAAGCAGCAGTACAGCTAAAAGAACAAAGAATTAAACAGCAACAATTTGAGAATAAAAGACATATTGCTAAAAGAATTAAAGAAATTAAAAAATATGCTAATAGAACTTGGTATGTTTTTAGTGGCTCTACCCCCAGGGGATGGGACTGCTCAGGGCTTGTCGTTTGGTTTTATGAAGGACTAGGCAAAGAAGTTCCACATTCTGCAAGCAAGCAGGGATGGATGAAGCCAAAGGTAAAAGATCCAAGACCTGGAGATGTGGTGGTATTTAGAAATAAAGGATATAAGAACTTCAACCACTCTGCTATTTATATTGGAAATAATAAGGTGATTCATGCTGGTTTCAATAAAGGTGACAGGACGGAAATTATATCTTTAGATAGCCCAGCTTTTGACAATGCAGAAATAAGGTTTGTAAGGGTTTTGGATGTCCCTCTTGACTAAGAAATCATTAGTGGTTTTTGGGTCAATAGGGGCTATCCTTCTTGGCTCTAGTCAGCCCCAGGCCTTGGCTGAAGAAAAGCTAGTCATCTATACGCAAACTGTTAAAACTGGCAACTGGGACTTTATACAAAGATTACAGGCATTTGATAGAGTAAATATCAAAATCATAACGCCTAGGCCTTGGTTAAATCCAGAAAGCAGAAAGTTTAGATTTTCTAATGCTCAAATTACGAAGATATTACAAAAGGCTGGATTTTCTGGCAATGGACTTAAGATAGCACAAAGAATAGTCTTTTTAGAATCTACCAATAGACCATATGCATTAAATAGATCAAGCAACTGTTATGGATTATTTCAAATTAATATGACTGGTGTTATGGGCGATGATCGTAGAACAAAATATGGATTAAAAAGAAATGAAGATTTGTTTAATCCATTAACTAATGCTAAAATTGCATATCATATGTCGAATGGTGGTAGAGACTGGTCTGCTTGGACTACATTTAATTAATATAGCCAGCTTGCAATCGAATACCTTACACCAGAAATAACAGGAGAAACTGAGTGACTATAAACATAATTTGCTGGAAAAATTAAAACTTCATTTGCTGCAGCTTTATAAGATATATTAAATTTTAAAAAATTAATCTCTCCACCTATATAGTCATCATTTAAATAACAAACAATAGATACTGTTCTTGGAAAACTATCACTACTATCGATATGTGCGGAAAAACCATCTCCAGAAGAATATTGTAAAAAACTATAGCTATCATGATTTGATAAAGATAGATGATGTTCTTCTAAATAATCTTTTTCAACCAAATCAAATATTTTAAAAGTTTGCTTATATAAATTATTTTTTTCAGGGATTAGAAAATTATTGTTTGTTTCTTGATTTAAATATGGCAGACCTCTTATTAAAAAATTATTATAATCATTAAACCAAAGCTCTGCAGGCAATGTTTTTGCTTTTTTAGATTCATCTAAATTTTCTTTTTTCCAAATAGCAAAATTTAAACTTGTTAATTTTTTAATATTGTCTAGAATAGTGTTTGTCTCATTTAAAATATTACTGTAAACAATTATTCCAGGGGCAAGCTCTTTTTTCTTCATTACCATTTTCCTAGTGGACAGGTTGCCAAAGCTAATTTTGTTTTTGCAATCATAAAGCAGCCGCATTTTTTACATTGAGCAGTTGGCGGAATTAGCTCTGGACAAGATTTACAAATATCAAGCCTATTTGCTGCAACTTCTTCTGTTGCCCATTGAGTTTGTGGATTTATAAGATCCCAGGGCCTAGTTTTCCCAAGATTTTTCTTCCATTGTTGCCATGGAGAAAGACTATCCATTATATGCCTGTGGCTCTATAAAAGTTTGTCCGTCATAGGTCCATCCAAATTGCACATCTGGAAAATTTGTAGATTCTACCACAATTGGATTTGAAGAAAGTCCAGCCCAAAGTCTTTGATGGTTTACTCCAGTTGATGGAATATGAATGGTTCCAATTACATCTCCATCCACAATAAATGCAAACGATCTCACGGCTATGTTTTCTGTCATGCTTTCTCCTATGTTGTTATAATTTTAGCACATCCACTCGCCGCCCTCAACCAAACATATGCAATCTGGAGATGGCTTTGGCCCAAGACAGCTTGGCTCAAAGCTAGGGAAGCTAGGAAAGCTAGGGAAGCTGGGGAAACTAGGACCAAACCCTGGTGGGAAGAATGGGAAGCTAGGACCAAATTCTGGTGGGAAGAATGGGCTTGGAGATCCACCAGTTGTATCACAATATGCATTTACCTCAGCAAGAGTTGGATATCTGTCTGTATAGCAAAGTATTGCTTGTGGTGGCGAACAAAGTGTTTGATCTGTAGAACTTGCTGGCAAAGTTCCTTGATCAACACCCAACTCAACTACTCTACAGTAATAGAGAACATAGTTATACGTAGTATAACTTACAGATGTGCCAGAGTTAACTGATGTACCAGCAGCTGGTGATTGTGTTGCAATCTTTCCATTATTTTCTGCTGTTGCTCCAGATGTTGTTGTTCCAGTGCTTGATCCTAATGATAGCCCAACACTAGAAAGTGTTGAGGATGCTTCTGAAATTGTTTGTCCAACAATATTTGGTACTTGAACAGTTTGAAAATCAGGAAAAGATGGGAAACTAGGACCAAACCCTGGTGGGAAGAATGGGAATGATGGTGGAGCTGGAACAAAATCATAATAAATAAATGAAACATTTGATTCGTATTCAACAAGGTCTCCAGCATTTGGAAGTTGTGATGCAACAATGTCGTCTAATGAAGAGTTTTGGGTATTTGTAGAACCTCCATCAACATAAACAAGATTTGCATTTTCGATTGCAGCAATTGCGGCTGTTCTAGTTAATCCAGAAAGGTTAGGGACTAGAACCATTCCTTTTGCAGATGCATAGTAACCAAATGCATTTACCATTGCATCCCCCTATGCCTTCAAATCACCAATCAAATGCCACTCACTTGCACCAATTTTTGTAATCATAGCACCAGAATATTGAGTTGATATTCTAGCATTATTTAGCTTGCTTCTGATTGTTATACCAGAGCCAGATGGGGTAGTGATTGCAACCTCACCAGTTCCTGCTCTATAAATCTCTAATCTTGAACCAATTGGAAAATTAACAGATGCTGTTGGTGGAATAATAACTTCTAGATTTGATGAGCTATTAACCTTAATCATCTTATTAACATCGTGAAGCTGTATTGTATAAGAAGATGTTTTTTCATCAACTGTTATTGTGTTAGAGTAGTTTACCCAAGAGCCATTATAGTAATATTGAATTTGGTTAATAATATTGGCATTTGCATCCTGTCTTACAAAACAAACAATTCCATTAGTTGGTGATGTTAGCACTGCATCTCTAGCTGCTGGATTTTGAAAGTTATTAATACCTGCTTTTGCATTGAGTACATTTTCAAATGTTACAGAATTCTGAAATGTGGTAGCTGATCCAAAAGAATGTGTTCCTGTCCAAGAATAATTTGCAGATGTATTAGCTATACCAGCTGTTGGATACCAAGTATCTGTTGCACTATCATAAATATAGGCAACCTTTGAGCTAGAAGAAATAGTTGTCATTATTCATAACTCCAAACTTGATATGTTCCATCATCAAAACTTCCACTATTTGCAAGAGATATTTGTGCAGAAGTAATTGCTGTTGAATTAATAAAATATCCAGTGTGTGATTCACCTGCTCCAGTTATTGTTACTGGCTTAATTAAAGATGCAGTTGCAGATAAATCTACACTAATAATATTTACTTGAGTAGATGCAGCTATAATCTCTCCAAGCTCAAATCCATTTGCTGGAGTAGATGTTGGATATAAAACATAAGATTCTGTAGATACAGAATTAAATCTAATTCGTAAACCATCATCTATAGTATTGTTATGAGACCAATTATTTAATATAATATAAAATTTTTGACCAGCAATATCGGTTATACTTACTGTTGAGCCAGACATAGTGCCTGAAGAAATAAGTTGCCAATTTGATGATGTTAGTGTTGGGGCTGTACTATTTGCATCTACCCAAATAAAGCCGTCTGCTGGTGAGACTGGTTCCGTTGCAGCATAGTCAGATCCAACTCCTGTATTTTCTACTGAATCAAGTCTTGTATCTAACGACTTTAAGTGACCAGCAATTGAGTTAGTAACAATGCTTCCTTCATTTGTATTTAATGGGTCATATGTTTCTGATCCATAATGGTATAGTCGAAGAGCTGCTTGAATGTCTGCAGCATCATCATACCCTGGCATTTTTGTAGGGTAAAGAGAACCAATATTTTCAGAAGCCATAAACTATCACCAATTCAAATTATATCATATGAATTAAGATATATTGTTCTTTAAAGTAACCAAAATTTGTACTGTTTGTGAACCTGTAAGTGGTTGCCAAGAGCCAGACGAATACTCTATAGCTTTTAACGAAATTGGTAAGGCTTGAATGGATCCAGGGGTTATTTCTAATACTGTTGTTCCAATACTTACTGGGTTTTCATTTAGTATGTTAACCTGTACATTAAAATTTTCTGAAGAATATGTGCTAATCAGGTCTTCTGAAATAAAATTAGATAAAAGAATTTCTATTGGGTCCAGAGAGTTGCCATTAGAATCAAAAGCTACTGTTTGATTGCAGCTGTAAATAGTTGGGCTTAACCTAAGAACCTTTGTCCAGTTTAATGCACCGCCAACTTCTGGCAAGTATTGATATACAAACTGATACTCATCGTCTGTTGGGTCAACGTTAATATATATGTCATATACATTTAGGTCTATTGGGAAGTCAAAGGTGTCTGGCTTTTCGCTGCCATAGAATATTAAACTTCCACGTTGGCCTTCTGGTCCAAAATCAACGTCTAGATTAATTTGTGCTGGCCCACCAAGAACAGTCAAATTATCTGAAGATAAAAGAACTTCGGCCATTAATCTCCAGCCATCCTTGTAACATCTGCTGTTACTGTAATCTGTCCACTAAGAAGAGTATAAATTTTATCTGGGCTGCTGCCAGCTCCTGCCTTTTTAATTTGTACGTCATACTGATATGTTGTTCCAGGAGTTAGCTGTTTTCCAATGCCACCAGGTATTTGACACAAAACAGCATTATCTGAAATAGTGGCTAAGCCCTCATATGTTGTGGAACCTGCTGGACGAGTTGTAGAAATAGCAAACTTAGTTGAATACCCGCTTAAATTAAAAGTTGCACCTGTAGAGTCTTTTGGGTAAATGTTAAATTCATACAGGTCGCCCTGATAATAATTAATGTTATAAGTACCTGGAAATGCCATAGCCCTATTATAGCATGACTAAGCTACAGAAATCTCAATTGAATGTAGTTTTGCTACTGCATTGAGATCTGTTCTTATTTGTGGAACTGCCCCCCCAGTCCTAATTGATTCATTTTCCACATAAAATTTTTGAATAACAGACATTTCATATTCAAATTGATATTTAAGACTTCCCACTAAAGTATTTATTGATGTATCTGATATTGGAAAATATGTTCTAACCCAAAGCTCAGTATTATTGGAAAAAGTTTGTATAGAAAAGCTATATGTTACCGTTATCTGTGATCCAACCTTTAAGCCCTTAAGATTTATCCTTCTAGCATCTGAATTATAAAGACTAACAGCATTTCTAGGCAAAAAATTTTCATTTTTTGTTTTTGAGGCTTCAACAAATGCCGTTACCCAGCCATCCTCCCCTTCATCTGCTCCAAGCTTAAACATTAAATCTTTAGAATTTGTATATTTTGCCCAGCCAACATCTTGTTCATAAACTGGAAGATAGGTTTTTCCGTCTTTTCCATTTTTGCCTGGGTCGCCTTTGGGTCCTGGATCTCCCTTTTCTCCCCGCTCACCTTTGTCTCCACGAATACCTGCTGAGCCTGGGTCGCCTTTGGGTCCTGGTGGGCCTGGAACTGGAATATAAGAAACAGCATTTTCTGGTTGCTGAACCTGCTGTGCTAATTTAGCATAGTTGGTTTTTTTACTTGATGGAAAGTCCATACTTTTACTAATAGACATCCCATCTCCTACTTTGTTGTCTTAAATACCTTTCCACCAACTTTAATAACTGGGGGAATTTGAGGTACATTATTAGAAATCTTAATAACTGGCATTATAGTGTCCCCGTAACGTCTCCAAGAACTGTAATTGTTCCGATTAATGGTGTCCAGGTGGTTCCATCAATGTCTACTTGCAAGTCAAATGCTAACTCTGCAACTGTTGAGCTATATCCATTGCCCCAAAACTCTGTGATTTCGGCTGGGGCTGTAATAATAACATATCCTGGATAATCTGCCACTTCTAGCTCGTCTAGGATATCTCCTCTAAAATCATAGCTAGTTGCTGAAAATGTCCAATCTGAGGTATCAAATGGGGCTTCTTCGTCATTTTCATAGAAATCTACCCTTAAAGATGCGGTATCGCCTCTAACAACCTGCCATTTAACATTTGCAGGGTTAGCACCAAAAAATTCAGGAGAGCAAGACATAGTATTATTATACCTACTAATATAAATAAAAAGCTAGTACTTAAAGTAGTGTGGGTATGAGAGACAACTCTAAGTACTAGCAAACTTATTATA